ATGTTTCCAACACCTAAAAAACTCTTATCGTCAAAAGATATAATAGGATATACTCTTCCGAGGTTGCATACTGGTAAGGATTGGTATGTAGATTTTTATGTTTATGATCCTACTATTGACGGACTCAAGCGAAAAAAGTATATGCTTAATAAATATGCTAAGAATGAGCGAAAGAATATAGCATCAGTTCTCATCACTAACCTTACGCAATTGCTTATATCAGGCTGGAATCCTTTTCTTAATACAGACAAGTCAAGGGGTTATACTACCTGGGATGTCGTTATTAAACGCTATACCGATTATACTAAAATTGCAGAGAAGAAAGGAATGCTCAAATCTAAGACGGCAGTCGACTATCGTAGTCGGTTGTCGGTATTATTGTCCTATATAGAGGAGGCAAAAATCTCAATAAAGTATGTTTATCAGTTTGACAAAACTTTTGTCGTTGATTTTCTCGATTATATAGTCTTTGATAAGGAACGTTCACCTAAGACTCGTAACAATTACCGCACCTGGTTATCTACATTTGCTACATGGCTCGTAGATCGGCAGTATATTAAGGAAAATTGCGTTGAGAGCATATCAATGATGAAGGAGGGCGAAAAGTTTCGTGATGCCATTAAGATTGAAGACTTGCGAAAGCTCAAGGAGTACGCATTAGATAAATGCCCATGGTTCTATCTTGCCTGCATGATGGAATATTATACTTTCATTCGTCCTGAAGAGTTACGTCACATCAAAATTGGATATATATCAATTAAGTATCAGACAATTACTATACCTGCAGATGTATCAAAGAACAGGAAAGAGCAGGCGGTTGCTCTTAATGATACGATATTAAAGTTGATGGTAGATCAAGGTATATTCAATAATCCTTCCTCTGATTATCTGTTTGGTAAAGATGTTAGACCAGGTAAAGAACAAATTGCTATTAATCGATTCAGACAAGAATGGGCACGAGTAAGGAAAGCGCTTGGCTTCCCTAACTCATACCAATTCTACAGTCTTAAGGATTCTGGCATTCGAGATTTGGCTAATGCAGAAGGTATTGTTGTTGCACGAGACCAAGCTCGGCATTCTGATATCTCAATCACCAACAAATATCTCAAATCAGAAAAGGTTGCTCACGAAGAAACTAAGCATTTCCGAGGCGAACTATAAAACCTCGTAGAAATAGCCTTTTTTCATATTGCTAATTTTTCCTTGACGAATATAGACCTCTATCTTTGCACATACATATTTTTTGTTACGAAGGAGATAGAGCTTAGAAGGGTCAGGAATATCCTCTGTTATCAAATCGTAGGTTATCAGATTATGCTTATCTATTTTAAGATTTCCAGTTGCTCCTAATATATTCGATAATGATAGAGACGCCTCTTCTGGCTCAGTATTGGACATTTCGTTCATACCAGGCGAAGTGTAAGTTTTAGGAATTCGTGCCTTAAGAGTTTCGTTCTCGAATAGTTTTTCATTGTAAGCAACACTCCTGTTTGAAGCAAGATTGTATACAGTTTGACTTTGAAACATAATAGGCATTGATACATCATCTTCAGTTGTGGTAGTTGTTTCTTCGCTTACTCCTTCCATAGCATCTTGAACGGCTGTGTAATAATCTCCTTCGCCATCAACCTCCATACTGTCGAGCGATGCTTGTTTCTCATTTGGTACCGATGGAACATACACCCATTTATTCGGTTGTAAATCTCCGAACTTTCCTATAAAAGTTTTAGTCCAGAAATCTTTCTGTGCATTTTGTTTCCTTCGTTTAACTATTGCCACAGGGCTAATTTTTAGACTTACAAAGTCGTCACTTTCCATATCTCTTATAATAGGATTAAAGAAACCACATTGTGTTAGTTTTTCATGTACTTCTTCGCTATCAGGATCACTATACTTGCCAGGTACCATTGCAGATATATAGTATTTGTTGTCAACTTGGAATATGTTCGTTCTTCGTTCACGTTGCTTCATGCCCTTATATGCAGCAAAAAGTTCCTCATAGGTATTATATTTCTTTGTTTCAAATTGTTTTTGTACTGACTGTGAGATATAATCTCTCCAATCATGATTCGCTGATGAATCGAAGTCGTATTCTATGTTAGAGGTAGACAAGTTCGATAAACCATCTTCATCGTACTCACAAGTATATTCATCAGAGCAGTCGTAGCTCACGATATCGTTTGTGCCAAGTTCATTGGTTGAGAGTATCTTGACAGTCTTTGCAAGCTCATCAAAAACAATAGACGCATTGAATAGTTTTCTTATCTCCTCCAGAAAAGTATATACCTTCCAATGAGGTAGAGCGTCCTTAATATTAACCGTGTTCATTGCATTCGCGATGAGCAGGCGATTCCATGGTTCTACGTCGAAGTCGTTACGTGTAAGCTTATAGCCTTCATACTCCATAACCTTTTTAATGACATACATTAGAAAAGGTTGTACTGCAAGATTATACATAACAACTCTCTCTCCTTTAGGCCATAGATTACCATCAACCCTGAGGTTCTGCGAGATAGCTGTCCATACGATATTGTTATTTAATGTGTTCTCATTATGCTCATCATTAATAGGATTGAAGGCTGCGACACCTGGTTGACCAACGAAATTGTAATCAGTAAAGTCGACCATCAATGGCTCGCCTGCATGATACAGAGGCCAGGTGCCATTGAAGTTAATTCTTGGTATACTTGCATAGCCCTCTCTATCGAGACCTTTGGTTACGACAACTCTCGGATAGTCAATTTCATCAATATAATGTGATTCAAACTTAGCATTGTATTTAATGCGAGACTTGCCGCCAACGAGCTGTAGCTTTACAGTCTCGTTGGTGATGCTTGTTACAGTAGCTTTGCCGCTCATAACAAGGATATTGTCAACATAGAGCTTACAATCTTCGTAGTCTGGCAATGTCTTCTTAACGTCCATACGCTGCACATTACCAAACAATACTTGATTCTCGTGTATTGACATTGGGAATGAAATGTCATAGGTGTACGAGCCTGAATCTCTGATATATTGATTCTCGAATGTAACCTTAATCTCTTCAGATGATGATGGCACACCTACTTTGCCATCGATTGTACATACTATCATACTATTTATTGCTTTGTAAACGTTGATAATGTTTCCATTCTCTATCCAGTTCTGCCATCGACAACTTTGCATGAACACCTGCAGCAAGCAAATCTCTCAAGTTGTCGATAACTATGTTTGTATCATCGATAGTGTTCTTCAAGTCCTCGTTGTTGGTCTGTACAGTAACCGAAGGAGCTGACACTACCGTCGCTCCACCTTGACCTATAGAACGAGAAATATCAGCTGCAGTAAGTGTGCTAACTGTATTATTGCGCTGCGCCTGGTCTATAAGTTGTAGAGCAGGAAGGATAGAAGGATTGTTAACTGCATTATGGTTAGCAACAAATTCGCCTTCGTGCACAACTCCAGCTTCTCTTCTGTAGCGTTTACCAGACGTAAAACCACCCTCATAGTAGCCAGTCTCTTGAGCCTGCTGTTGCTTTTTGATAGTTGCTATCTGTATAGCACCTGCAGCTGCAGCAATACCTGCTGCTACTGGCGCAAGTATTAAGTTGGCAGGATATGGCACGCCCTGCATAGCAGAACTATATGCTGCGATAGCTGATAGCGCAGTTTGAGCAATAGCTTGAGCAATCTGCATTGCTACCTGTTTACGAGCATATTTACTCTTAATCTTCGCAACTTCCTTCTCTTTCTTCTCTTCGAGTTTCTTGGTTTTGGCAGTATTGTTACCAGCTGCATTTATGAGTTTCTCATACTTTTTCTCGGTTACGGTAACCTCGTAGTCAGATTGAGCAGCATAATACGACGACATTCCACTAAGCAGAGGAGAGACGGTATCCATTGCAGCCTGCATCTTAGTAACAATATTATTACACATATTTGCAGTCGCTTCCGACATTGCAGCCATAGCCTCTTGATGACTGATAACACTCTCTGTTTCCATGCTCTTGATATTATCAAGAGTAGACTTGTATATGTCAATATCAGAGGTCAGCAAGTTACCAACATTGAGACCATTAGGATGCTTGTCGCTATAATCTGCCTGTGCATTATTTGAAGCAGTGTTATATGCAGATTGAACATTCTGCTTAAATTGCTCCCCTGCAGAGTTCTTAAGATTTTCAGAAGATTCAAGTTCTGCATAGTGAAGTCGAATCTTCTTTTTCATCTCTTCATACTCTTCTTCCTTCAATAGCTTTTTAGAATGCAATGAATCAAGACCTTTGAGAGCAATATCTTCTTGCTCCTTAATGTCTTTACGTCCCCACTCAGCACGATATTGAGCCAAGCGATCATTATATCGTTGCTCTCGTGTCAGTTCTTGCTCTTTCTGTCGTTGCTTAATTTCTGTATCAATGTCGAGCCACTCCTGCGAATCCTTCTTGTATAGGCTTTGACGAGATTTGAGCATATTAATATCATTCTGATACATAGCTTCATTTAGCGCATCTTCATTATGATATAGCTCTTCTTTTAGCGCATTTTCACCTTTAAACAACTCCTCTTGAGCACCTTTTTTCTCGTATGCCATTTGTAAGTCTATAGCTATATTGGCATGTTTGCGCTGTATTTCTTCGTTATCCATCTTAAGCCGATCTTGCTGATATTGCTTTTCGAGCTCAGTCTTCTTCTTGAGTAATGCCTGTGCCTCGTCAGAGTCTTTGCCGTAGAGCTCTATTTGAGCATCTATACCCTTACTCTTGATTTCATACTGCTGCTGCATGAAGTCACGGTATGCGAGATTCTCATCTGTATAGCGACGGTAATTTTCTACAAGTTCTGCATCTGTGATAGCTTGTTGAGCCTTGATGGCAGCCTGTAAGTCTTTTTTTGCCTGTGCTTCCTTACGTTTACGCTCAGCCTCTGCTTTTCGTGTAGCAATAGCAGCTTTACGTTCTTCTTGCTCTCGCTTCTTTCTCTCAGCTTCCGATTCGTACTCTTCGCTATTGTTAGAAGTAGATTGGTCTCCCTGGCTTCCAAGATCTTTGTTTGCCTTTCGAACATTCTTTAAATTCTCGGCTTCCTGCTTCTGTACCTCTCTATATTTTTCAAGATATACATTTTGCATCCTTGACAAGTCATTTAGTTCGGCTTGATGGTTTCTGTTATATTGTTGTGCAATATTAAGACCATAACCTTCACGTTCAATATATGTTTCTTCATTCCAGCCTTCTTTGAAACCTTTTAACCCTCTATTGAATTGCCAATTGCCAACGCCTTGTGATACCGCATTGTATCCTTTCTCCGCATAGTGAGCAATGTTATTGGCTAAAGCTTGAAATTGAGAAGTGAATGTATGCGACATTTTTCCCCACCAATCATTAAGGTATTCTTCGTTCACATTCTGCTTTTCTCTTTCAAGTTCTTCTACCTTGGATAGGTATACGCGAGCTTTAGCTTGTGCCAGTATAGAATCCGTAAGGTTATCAACAGCCTTACGAGCATTATTTGAGTATATATTCTCGAGATTAAGATTATCGAGATATCCAGGATATTTCTCTTGCAGCTTTTTGATAGCTTCTTTTCTAACTTCGTCAGAAGATGATTTGTCCTGTGCCAATTTCACAAGTGATGACAATTCTGCTACTTCTGAGCGGCAGTCTGCTGCAGCTTCTTCATTAGCTTCATTCAATTCTCTTTGCGCCTTTGTCGCCTTATCAGCTTTCGACGTAAAAGCAACAAGAGTTGCTGTTACTGCTACCATTGTAGCCAAAATTGCAGAATACGGATTGGCAAGTATAGCCTTATTCCATAGCTGCTGAGCAGCTGTAGCTAGAGTTATCTGTCTAGTACCAACTTTTACGGCTATATTATATGCTTCTTGAGCTGATGCTGCAAACGCTGTACGTACAGCTTTTAGTTTATCTGCTGCAGCACTCGCCATCTTGGCTGCTGTTGCAGCTTTCTCAGCAATAGCTTCTGCCTTGACAACCAAAGTGTAGGCAACGATACCAGATGCAAGCACTACTATAACCCTCCAATATTTCAGAGTGAATGATGTCGCAACTGACAGCAACTTGATGGCGATTCCTCCAGTACTGATGCTGTATTTAACTACAGGCAGCAACTTCTCGCCTAATTCGATAGCCAATTCATGGAAACGATTCTTAGCTTTTTCAATATCACCTTGTATAGTCGTGTTCTGAACGTCGAACTCTTCAATAACAGATGTTGCTTCTTTATATGCGTTTGTGGCAATCTCTTGCCGAGAGCGTACATCATCTATCTTATCAGCCATAGTAGAGAGGACCGCGACAGCACGTGTGCCATCAAGTCCCATATCACCAAACATCTTGCCGAGTTGGTCGAAGCCTCCCTTAGACTTCAGATTATCCATGAGAGTTAATACTGCAGTATTTATATCTGTCTTGACGAGATTAGAGAATGTTTTGAGGTCAACGCCTGCCATCTTAGCGAATGTCTTAGTGTCGGTCGACATCTTAGTAAGAAGCTGAGAGAAAGCCGTCGAAGCCATTTCATCTTTCTGCATATTCTCGTCCATCACAGCACCAAAGCCCATTATTTGAGCTTGTGTCAAACCAACCTGTTTACCCACACCTGCCACACGAGCGGTAAACTCTACTAAATATCCAGCAGATGCAGATGAGTTCTGAGCAAGCTCATTAATGGCAGAGCCTGTAGCGAGCATAGCACCACGCAAACCAAGCCTGTCATCTTCACCGAAAGCCATAGCTAATTTACCTACCTTATCGATGGCATCATCTCCAAGGTCATCACCAAGAGCTACGCTAATCTTATCGGCAGCATCGACAAACTCCTCAATAGAATCTTTTGAAGTAATGCCCAGGCGACCTGCAGACTCAGCAAGCTCATTAAGGTGTTTACGTGGTGTGCGTGTATCAATCTTCTTGAAGTCCTCGTTCATCTCCATCACCTCTTCCATTGACTGACCTGTATACTTTCGTACATTGTTCATCTCCTGGTCCATCTCTGTATAGGCATCCACGCATTGACGCACATTGGCTGACAAACCAGAGAACGCTGCAATAGTCTGAGTTATTGCACCCCAGTTCTTATTGAGAAAGTTGGCTGTTTTACCGAAGAGGGATTCTGACTTCTCTTGTTCTCCATTAATAGCAGCTATCTGTGCTTTCAATTTCTTGGCATGGTCCGTCAGATCTTCGAATGCTGCAGTACCTTGCTTCTGATCAGCGAGTCGTTCGTTTACAATCTTGAGAGAATATTGAAGGTCACGTAGCGACGCGCCACTTATATTCTTGAGAGTTGCATCTATCAGATTATTCTCTCTGACAAGGTCCGTTACGGATCTTGTAGCAGCTTTTATCTCTTCGTCATATTTGTCGATGGTTAGGTTTGCCTCTTTCTGCGAGGTATTAAGTTGCTGAATACGATTTTTAATCTTAGACAGGTTTTCAGCAGTCTCGTGATAAGCGGTATCATCTGGTTTGATATCTCCAAGCTTTTGCTGCAGCAATGTAGCTGCAGCTGTCAGTTCATTAAGAGAAGCGCCATCAATGTTACCTAAAACATTCTTGAGATTATCAGCAGCTTGATCGAGCGCTTGCAGTTCTTTCTTAGACTGTATAGACGAAGCCTTTAATTCATCCATGCGGTCTTTGCAGCGTTGTAGGATTTTATTGAGCTCATTATATTCGTCAGGCTTTGTTACCTGCTTCATAGCACGACGCACTTCACGAGCAGCTTTCTCAATATCTCCAAGCGATGAAGTTCCGAGATTATTGATTACGTCTATAGTTTTTGATACATTGCTACCATAAGCTTTGATACTCGCCTCTGCTGCTTTTATTTCCTTATCAAACTTATTGATATCTTTAACTAAAGTTTCAGGATTACGAAGAGCATCCGTCTTCTTCTTCTTCAATGCTTCAAGACGCTTTTCAAGATCTGCTATATCGTCTTTAGCCTCTTGAGCATTGAGACTTATGATGGTTCGAAAAGTCTGAGTTTTTTCCATATAAAAAGTGCTATATTTGGTTTATGAGCCAAATGTAGCACTTATTATATGTGGGGGAAAATACAAAATTATGCTGATTCTTTTATATAATTTACATAATCTTCTTCCATCGAAAAGAATAAATCAAAATAATGATTGTATTGTTCTATACCAGCATAATATTCTGGAGATTTTTCTATAGCTTTTATTCTAATTTCACGTCCTTCGCACATTTTCAGTCTTACACTCTCGCGCTCCTCTAAATATGCTTTTTCAAAGTCTTCGCGAACTTTTTTCAATTCTTCAGAGCCTGGAGCAAGAGTTTTCTCGTATTCAATTTGTCGCTTGCATCTTTGAGCGAAGGAGTTGTCATCCTCAGGTTTCTTGCTTTCTTCTTTAGCTATTTCAACCTTAGGCTCGCTCTTAACGTATGGCTGTGGCTTTTCTTTAGGCACACCATAGGTATTCGCTATCTTGTTTACCTTTTCACCTACAGTTTGTAAGCCTTGAAACAAGATAAGCATTACGAAGAACACCGCTGACAAAAGAAAGTAAGTATCCATATTCTTGATGTTTTAATTATTATATCGCAAATATAAACCTTTTTCTTTATATTGCCAAGTTTTCTTGCTTTTTTATTCCACTTTCACGTACTTCAGATATTTAATTGTAGCACGAGGGTTAAAATTCACGAGCTTCACATTATACCCTTTCGTTCCCCAACGCCAGAAGAGAAATCTATGTTTATAGTCACGCACAACGAACATGGCTATAGAGTCGCGCATATTATATTGTAGAATAGAATCCGAGAGTGATAAGTGTATGTCTGTCCAATGATCGTGATATATATAGTCATTATCTGCAGGTGCTGCTCTCAGCTTTATGCTGTCTCGTGTCGATATCTCCGTCTGAAGCTGTGAGGTTATTGCTGCAGGTTTTACATTTAAGTCTTTTAGCAGAGCTTTATCTGTAATCTTCTTGTATTCCTCTTTCGTTACTACAAGAGCAGGTAATGATGCTACAGGTATCGTATCACGAATGGTATCATGGACAATACTCGGATAGGTATTCCATGAGTTCAATATCTCTATCTGAGATTGCAAATGTTCAATCTTCCTTCTGTATTGCTCTCTCTTAACGAGCAAGGTCATAATGAAGATTATTACGACTGCAATAGCTATCAGTATTGCAGGTATAAGAAAATCTTTCTTTTTCATTTTATATGGATTATGTTGTTAACATGCTTACCTGGTATAGAGATATGTACCCACGAGTAGTTATACTCATCGATACATTGTCCTACGCTGATTTTGCCTTGACGAATAAGAGATACTGCAGTCTCAAATAAAGCCTTATTGTCTTCTTTTGTGCTACCCATGGCGTGGATATCTGCAGCTTGTCCTAATAGATGTTGCGAAGTTCGTGAACCACCAACTGCTTTATTGAGCTCCTGACAGCGATATCCTGAACTTACGATGATTGGTTTGCCGAATGCCGTGCGCAATGGTTCCAAAACATTCTCTGCCAGTAGCTTCAAGTTGGCAAGGTCTGACTTAGATGGAGTGTTATCAATAGCTCTGTTGCGAGCTGTTACCGAGCGAGTGAGCTCCTCGAGAGTAAAGTGCTGTGATAATAGCATGATGTATTATGTTTAGTTGGTTTGTCGTTCTGCAATATTGAGGTATTCTGCCAGTCCTGGTATGCGTTCGATGAATTTGAATCGAAGTATATAATACAGGAAGGATACAATTTGCCATGGTGTAGTACCAGGCTTAAATATCTTCTTCAGGTTCTTCAGTATATTGAGAGCATAGAAGTAGAGTACCACGTATGTAACGAAGCTCACACATTGCAGAGCTCCTTCGTACTGATGCTTCATTTGTCCAACAGTATATATGGCACAGCACAGTATGAAGAACACAGTAGCTTCCGCTCCACATCTCAAAGCCTTCTTCAGGCTAAAGTCTTCATGATTAGCTATCATGCCAGACAGGTAGCCAAAAAGAAAGTTGAGGAAGAATACTATCATTAGCGATGTCAGCTCTCCCTCGATAGGCTTGAGGAAGGCTATAACTGCGATGGCGATGCCTACGCATAGTGAACGGATATTTTCTATCATAGTTGGATTTATTGTTGTTATATATAGACAAAGATATTATGAGCATAAACTAAATAAAAATACGCTCACGGTTCTTACTTTCTAATATTTCTGATTTAATATCACACCATCTGCCGAAACACCTCCACCGTCAAACTTGAATTCGTATCGCGTATTCGAGTCTGGGCCTGTAGCTTTGTCTGCCTCGAGTTCTATTCGAACTGTCCAGTTTGGGCATTTAGTATTCTCACGCTCTGCATAAGCTATTTGTATAGGAATACCGAAGCTGTAATCAGCGTTCACCCCTTTCTGTGCATCTGATAACGAGCCGTAAGATTTCATCTTGAAGCTTTTCTCGTTGATGGCAAAATTGATCACATCATTAATACCGATACTGACATCATCTGTCTTCAGATATGTACCTTCTCCGTCATCAGACTCGCCAACAAGTCTAATCCTAAGATTCGTGAGATAATCTGTAGAGAGTGTGAAGCTGACTTTCAAGAGCGTTTCTGATTTAATAACACCTGCAGTATTATCACCGTTGTCATAGTACAACATCTGTCCTACCTCCTGTCTCAGTTTGAGATTGCTAATATTTACCACAATGGTTTTAGTAGTAACAGGTTTGTCATCACTCTTTGCCAATGGCAATGTGACGTAGGCATCACAGAATTCTACAGTATTCTTTACTGCTGGGCATACGATACATTGAGGGAAGGTTGTAGAATCGTGGTCAGTTGTCGAGCAAAGGAGCGGAATAAATGTCAGCCTGTCGCCAACCTCATACTCTTTTAGATATCCGCGAAAATTAACATCAAGTATTTCGCCCTCATATATTTTTCCCCCGTGCTTAAAATCTACACGAAAGATAGTTATCTCATCGTTCATAACTCCAGGCTTCATAGGTACATCTGAAGACACGAACATCTTCTCCTTATTAGTCTCGTTGTATATACAGACGGCAGGATAGATATTGTCTCCAAGTCCCTTACGTAGCATATTCAACAGATCACCCAACGAGAAAGTATTATTCGGATAAACAGGATCATCACCACCTTGAAACAATATGCAAACAACATTGTCATTATACACAACATTGTTTTTCTCGCTATATCCGTACACAACTGCTCGAAGAGGAAAGTTGTTTTCGTTCTCGTTGCTGTTATAACCAATGAAGTCTGACAGACGATAAGGAGCTTCTGAAGTTCCAGTAGGCTTATTGTATGTCCATCTACCAAGTTCTTTGGCTTGCTGCACATCGTTTACAGTTCTCATACCGAATACACCATTAGGATTGCCAATCCACCATCCTGTGTCACTCTTGGCAGTCCACGTTCTCATATCAGCATTAAGCGAATCTGTTACGAATGTCTCAGCTAAAGGCACAGGCTTATATTTGCTCATCATATTGATATTACTACTTCGACAGAGCGCTGCCAAATCATTAGTGCTCTCACCTAATACTTGCTTCACGTCATCGATGGTGACGGGAGCTACGATTATTCCTCTATCTACACTCATTTCTTCACCTCCTTTATCCTATAGCTATCCAGTCTCCATATTCTGTAACGCCAGACTTAACGAAGATAATGCGCTTATATATTTTGCCTTTTTCATTCTGTCTTCCATAAGCAGTCTGCTCTACAGTTATATAGCCATTGCTATCTGCCGTCGTTGATGCCAGTACTACACAGGTATAAGCTCCTTGCGAGCCTGACGGTCTGCCAAGAGTACACCATGGATACATTCCAGTCCTTAAGGCATTATTCATATTGCTTTCGCCATATGTCGGCATATTATTTTTTGCGGCATTAGCAGTAGATTCGATAGAAGCAATCTTGTTAATCTGCTGCTTATCCCAAGGAGTAACCACACCCTGTGTACCCTTATAGGTAGAGTTCTCTGCCTTAGCATCATTAAGAGGAATTATCTTATATACAGGCTTCAGACTAAGTTTGCCGACAACGAACAAATCACCAACATTGGCACCCTCTGCACCTACAAGAGATGTAATACCAGAGTTTATATTTATGCGAGTTTCTGATGATGGCAATTTACCACGGCTATCTGCTATGACATAGAAGTTGATGCTATTATTAGCCACCTTGGCATACTTAGCAGCTAAGGTGATGGCATTCTCTGTGGTTAGATTAATCGAGCCTGTTAGTGGAATAGAACTCATGGACACAAAGTCTTTTGTAGAACCATCAGCCATCAAAATCTCACTTGAAGTACCACCAGCCTTAACAATCTTAGGCGAAGTGATAGAATCACCAGTAATATCAGTTTTTCGCCCTGTAAGTGTCCAGTCTTTAGCGTTAATATTTTCACCTGGTAATGACGATGATGCAGCGTATGAATTAACAGTTATACCATTTACGTTGGCTCTAACTAAATCTAACGCTGCGCCATTAGAATTATTATGTAGTATCAGAATATCAGCTGTGCCATCCACCCCTGTTGCTAATATCTGATTGGCACTTTTTTCATCAGCATTATTAGAATTAACGTGAAGCTCAGGAGTAGCAACACCTGTTGTAAAGATACCAATATCGTTGTCTGCCTTGCCATTTAATGCAGGTTTATATTCAGCATCTATCTTCTTCTTAAAATGCTTCAGTCCTTCAAAGTCTAAGTATTTCGTCATAGTTTTTTAATTAAAAAGTTCATCAATATCATCATTCGTAATTCTCTCATTGATATCATGCCACTCGCTCCAGGTGTTTTTTGCCCCTGCATATCCTGGTGATGTTAAAGTGTTCCATGAGCGACACTTAAAGAACATTATTCCATCTTTATGCGAACCGAAGTTCTCCTCGGTTGGCAACAATTCACAGCTTGATATCACAACTTGGTTAAGTGCATGATTCATATTATCTTTATATTGCAACAACACGCCGATGCTTTGCCCTTGACCATATTTGTTATCAACAAGTATAAACATGCCTTCTGCAATATCTTGGTAAGTATGCCAATTATCAGCAGAAGAATTGTCAGACGACAAACCAAAATCTATATCTCTATAATCTAATTTACGCTCAGCCCTCAATGTAGTAATATCAGTCTGCAATGTTGCTATCTTACTATTAAGAGCTGCAACAGAATATGCCGATGCAACAAACCCACGAGAGTCTTGCGTGAGGGCTATTGCTTCAGAGAAGAGCTTCACTGTAGCATCAAGCCCTCCACCTCCGCCACCAGTTCCACTACCAGCACCATAAGCCGTAATACCACCCGTAGCATACAGATTGCCGTTCACTTTCAGAGCGTTATTGTTAACGTCATACTCAAGTCCGAGACCTCCTAACAGCAGCTTAGTTATATTCACCAAATTAAGAGTACCGTCTGTCTGCGGTGTGGTGGTAGTGGCAGTAAAAATGCTTCCATCTGCCAAACCTAAATTCACTATCTTATTCTTTTCGTCATAGCTAAGTCCTGCCCAAGCGTTCCAATTCCAAGAATCGCCACCAAAACGAATGGCTTTTACATTTTGGAATATGGCGCAGCCACCAAGAGAAGACAGATATGCAGATCCAAGCTTCAAACCGGCATGACTACCGTCGGCTAAGGTGAGCATACCAGCCACATCACCTCCGCCATCAAAATTCTGTCCCCACAGCTTTCTCGTTGTCTCAAGCTTCGATGCTGATGATGCATTCACGTTCTTCAGATAATTTACACCCTTAACGCCTTGCCCCATCTTGTAAGTTCCATTGTCCGTCACATATTTATCTACTGGAGCTTTAGTCTGCATAAGCAGATTAGAATCATACATTTCAACATACTTGCCCGCCCACAGCACTCTGAACTTCGAATTGCCCGTGCGCCAAGCATTATGCCCCAACCATATATACCCATCATCGTCGATAGCAGCATAGAAATGTATGCTACCCATCCCGTGAGTTGTCAACATCAGAGATCTTGACGACGTAGATGAAGACGACAGCATCAATGTGCCATAAGCAAAATACCAATAGTTCTGATCGCCATTCGAACAGAATTCTATCATTCCATCGTTATCTACATTATCTGATACCTTAGTAACAAATCTGCCAATCCTCGTCCATTTTATCTCTCTATAGTCAGTGCCATATCTGTACAGATTTACCCAACCTGCCTGCTGAATATTCGCTGCATGATACCCATCTAAAGTATCTGCATTTTTTGCATTCTTCGCCACACTACCATTAAAATAACTACGCAGAGTAGCTATACCCGTAGCATTCGCACCTTCTGCAGCCTTAGCCCTCGATGTCTCGGCAGATATCGAAGAGTTTATGCCTCCAATTATTCCATCCAGAGTCGTCGAGTCATCGATCTTAGCCAAGAATGCCACAATCTCGTCCCATTTATCGATAGCACCATCCGAATCCTTGCCTGCTATAGCCGTATACCATCTATATGCCGTATCCCAGTTGGTCTGCTTGGCGGTTGTCGGTATAGAGTAGCCTGCAGCCAGCCCAATAGTAATATTTCCACTTGAGGTTACAGGAGAACCCGACACCGTAAGACCTGTAGGAACATTGATTCCAAGCGAAGTTAGATAATGTCCCTTTGGCTGATACAAATTGGCTGCATCCGTCTTCTGCAGATAATTTGTCAGCTGGTCGCTAACATCAATAGCCTCTATCTTGTCATAGAGCTTCTTAATACTCCAAGCACTGGCTATCTGAGACAGTTCATTGCCTGCAGTCGTCAAACTGATAGCATTAGCATACGTCTGCACCGAACCATTCAGCCCTCCACCGCCATCAGTTCCGCTACCAGCACCATAAGCAGTAATGCCACCTGTTGTATACAGATTCGCCAAAGTTTTGCCATCCTTGTCTCCTGCGATTCTGATAGCCTTGTTTGTACTGTCCCATACAAGGTAAGCGCCACCGATTTTAAGATATCCTTCTGTAGCGAGCGAATCTATTCCGACCAAGGAACGAAAGTCTTTCTTCGCAATGAGATATTGCACATTGTCAATTAGAGTATTATCTGTTATTCCTGGTTTCCACACAGGTTCTAAGAAGGATAGATATACTCCCACATTTTTTTCGCTTATTATAAATGAAGCAGGATTAGCGTGTACATTACCTGTCTTATCCCACCATATTGCACCGTCTGCAAGATAACCACTTCCGTCGAATCTAACAAGTGATGTTGCATAGTCCGTGACAGCATTCTTACCTTCTATAGTATCTGCTATCGATTGCCCTGCACGAAGGAATGTCTTTTTATCAGCAAAAGCGCCTCCCCACCAGGTCGCAATACTCTCAAGTCCTTGGTTTTGTTTTGTCTCATCGACGATACCATTCATTCCACTCATTACAGCAGCGCCTTTTGCATCTCTAAGCACTATAGTGCTTGACAGCATGAGTCCACCTTGTATAGTACTATCTCCTTGCAATGCATTCTTAAGATACTTTAGATTATCATAATTAGTCACATTACCTAAGGTTATCGAGTAGATAGAACTCGTTATGTACGCATTAGCTATGCCGAGAGCATTATAAAAGGCACTATAAGCAGTCTGAAAATTATCGAAGAGAGTGCCAACACGATTGCTGATAGTTTTCTTGCCAGTATCATTTGATTCATTAAATCTCTTAGTAATATCATTAAGATAATCTACTAATTCCTTATGAGCGCTATCTAAGGCTTGTTTAGCAATCTTTAGATCTGTAAGTTCCTTAGTCTCTGCTCCTGTATCAGTTTTCAGAACCTCACTCCCAACAACCTCGTTATAAGCTTTCTCGGCAGCCGTATAGTCGTCTACCAAGCGCTTAATGTCTTGTTGCATCGCAACAATCTCTGCTCCATCAACATAACCATCCTGTGTGTACTTATCAAAGGCGCTTTTGTTGTTGCTTACAGTATTAGACAGATTCTGTAGCGATTCTTGTGTCTTAGCAACCGCGTCTTGAGCCTTGTGAGCTTCAGTGTCGTCAGTATATTTAGACGACAATGTCCAATCGTTGATGTTAAACGCACCAAATGTTCGCCCTGTAGTACATCTCAGTATATCATTTTTGTACACACTTCCGTCTTGAGGATATGTTGCATTAACCCACAAGTCGCCTTCGTAGTAAGGAGGTGTAGGCTGCTGGCAAAACACTTTCATCTTACCATCTGCAGTTTCTTGCGCCTTGCTTGCTGTTTCAAGAGCTTTAGCTATATCGGTATCTGTTATTGCTAACCATTTATATATGTTGTTGTCGACCATGGCAAATCTATAAGCTTTGCCTGTAGACGTGTCGTAATATAGGTCTCCAAGATGTATATTCTTATCGCTATCAGTTTTCCACGCTACTGCAGGAACATTACCAAGTGTAGGAATACCTTCATAGAACCATGTTTCTATAGCTCCATCTATTTGATTTTGTAAGTCTGATATGATTTGTGAATTGCTAATAATATTATTAACTGCAGCCTCGCTCAATGTGTTATCCTCGATATACTTATCGATATTTTTACCGCCAATAGTACTCTTAACATCTAATTCTGCTTTTATTTGAAGACGTGGCTTGCCTTTACCATTACAATCTTGCTGAAATTTTACATAAGTGCTACCTTCATAGTTATTCTCAGCGGTAGGTCTGTCGCCTACATACATATCTCCATATACATTGAAGAATGCCTTCTTAGACGAATTATTCACTCCATATTCTACATACTCTTTCTTGTCGAATGAATAATTGTCTACTCCTTGATATAAGGTGATACTTGGAGCATAAGTACCAACAGAAGAGAAGAACATACATGTCTGTCTCTCTGGGTTGTCTCTATTTCCGCATTGATTTAAGACGTCACCCTTAGCTGGTCTATCGCTATTTGTTGCGCAATCTGTTACAGAAAGGTCTATATAATGATACTTTTTGCCATTCTTCTCTATTGCTTCATCGTCTCTGCCAATACACAGTCTCCACAAGAAGTGATTGCCCATCTTGTGGTATTTTCCATTGTTTAGATTGAAACTTTCCGAACGTATTAGGTCGCCTATTGCGAAGTCGTTACTAATTTCGTTGCCGTCGAGTTCTGCGAGAAAATAGCAACGATATGCCTCTTGTGAAACATCGTTGTATATTACGCTAACTGTCTGTACATCGTGAGCTGTCACACTTCCTGCAGGAGATAATATAACATTACCGCCTATAGTGGATGTCTTCTTGATCATCAACTCCTCGAAGATAGCTTTCATTCTTACTTCGAGATAATCGGTAGTAAGGTGTGTGTGTTCCTTGTCATCGACAGACCATTCTCCACCAGTTAATGACACAGAAGAGTAATCGCCTATTTTAAGACCTCGCAGAAAGGTAACTTCGCCAGCTGCTACATCTTCTTTGTCCTTACGCAAGAATGGCGCATTAAGGACATAATCTAATAGAGCAAGAAATGCCGAACCTATACGATTAGCTGTGTTGGCATGAGAGCCTCGTTCGTCGCGTATTTTAGTGAAGAGTTCACGTAGAGCAGAAAACTCTGATTGTATTGACATAGTAAAAATGGTGATTAAAAATTAAAACCTCCTTATCGTTCTATCTATAGTATTTTTGCCGTCGCTGAATAGCTGACTCAGATACGATGACACCAAACCATTATAAGTGGTACCATAATATGAAGCTTCAAATTCGTTCAGGCGATGGATAGAGTATAGATACTTCTTCGAGAACCAGTCACGCTTCTGTCTGTGATGTGGATTTGTCTTCCAGTCCTTCAGAAACTTGAGGTCGCCACCGTTATCATGCTTATATCCATTGCCCACGCCTCGAGCCACATATATACCATACTCAAGGAAATGGTGCTCGATGGTGGTAACAGGACCAGGATGTACCACACCTTGTATCGAGCGAGCCAATGCTCCTGTATCGTTTACGGGTGGAGTGAATTGCATCATTCGCTCACGCCATATATCCACCATAAACTGCTGCCACCCATCCAACCATTTCTGATGTTCGGCATCAGTCATATTGGGTTTAAGTCCATTCCGATTCGTCATAGCATATATCTATTGGTTCCTCGTTTTGTATCATAAAGTATAGTCCTGTCACTCCGTTATATGAATACCGAGGCAACTCGGATGAGTAGACATTATTCAACTGCAGGAATGTCAGTCGGTCGTCGCCAAGTTCGTCTCGATCGTGAAGCAGGCGAGAGTGAAACTGCCTGAATATCTGCCTGCATAGGTTCAACTTCTCTTCTCTGTCTATCATGTCGTCTATGCGATAGTGAGCCAAGATGAATATCGTATATACATCTCTACGGAAGTAGCCTACGCCATTCGAGAAGGTCTGTTGCGAGGTGGTATCATCCACCATGATGAAGTTCTGCTGCTTCCTGAAGTTCTCCATCACTCCCTGTATAGAGTCTGGACCAGAGCAGAGGCAAGGATAAAACTTATTGTCTTGTGCCAGTCGGCTCGACTTGGCAAGCTGTGTAAAATATTCGAGAGCTGGAAAAAGGTCTTTTGCCATGGTAATATGAATTATATGTTATTTATTCAAGTCTGGATACTTGCGTCTGAAGTCTTCTGCCTCCTTGGCTTTAGCATCGAGTTCTGTCAGCGCTCGCCAACAGTCCACACGTTTCACTTCGGCTTCCTTCGTCACGTCGCCATCTGTCAGAGCTCTAAGCTGCAGGTTTATCGACTGCAGTACCGACAGTTCTGTCACGTCGTCAGCGGTAGCCTTGCGGAAGAAGTTCGGAAAGGCTCTCGACATAACTAACTTGATATTGGCAAACCATGCTATTGTTGCCAGGCTTTCTTCTATTGTCAGACTCAGCTCGTCAGGTCGAGAGAAGTCGGGCTTGCGATATAGAAACGAGGCGAGCTTATCTATATGCTCCTGTTTCTTCGTCTCGTGGAATAGCTGATATTGCTGTTCCATACAGAGGTATTCACCAAAGCTGATGATACGTTTATGTTCGGTATCTTCCTGCAGAAGCGGATGGACCGCCTGGAGTCCTTGGACAACATCCAACCTATTGTCCATATCCTCCGTCGAGTCCACCCAGCTCAACTGCTTAAGAAATGAATGAATTTGCCACGCCTCTATATAGAACACCTTCAGCTTCTCGCCCTCAGGCTTATAAGCACACTTCCAGCCATAGCGGTTTTTCTCTATCACGCTGATGCCTGTAAAGCGCACAAACATATAAGTCTTAACTACCGTCATATCTGCAAAGGTTGCCATGAGGTAGAACACGTAGCGCAACTGTTCTTGAGTCAGTTCGCGCCACGACTGAGGAGCCTTTAATTCTATATTGATAGTCTTAGCCATTGAATACGAATGCTGATGAATCTTTAGTATTTTTGAAGCTCTCGATATGCGCAGCATCATAGGATGCTGTCTCTGGATATATAGAGTATATCTCAGGGTTCTGCTCCACCTCGCGCTCTATACGTCGATAGAGTGGGGTAGAGATGGCTGCTTTTCCGCTTACGTTCCATTTGTCTGTGAAGTCGCATATCAGCTGCAGTATTCCTGCATACGGTGTCAGCCTATCATGGTCATCGCATCGCCATGCGTCGAGGATATCATCCATCTGCTCGTCCGATATTCTCAAGCGTAGCGATTCGTCTGCATCGATGATAGCTCGCTGCATAGCCTGCCAGTCTTGATACGACCGTGCCTTGGTTGCCATGGGCGAAAAGAAGAAATAATTCTCAGTATAGATGTAGCGGATATAGTTCTTTGCCTGCATCGTCTTGCCCCATTCTTTAGATCGTAGCAAATCCACGGTCATAGCCCTTGCCCTGCATAGTGCTGTGCGTAGCTGTCCCTCGAGCGCATCCACTCTCTGCTTCGATGCAGGCGATATGGTGTCGTTTGACACAATGCCAAAGCCTGTAGGTGTCAACACCAGGTCCAACTGTCTGAACACCGAGAGAAAACCATCCACACATACCATTATCTTATAGTACTGCAGTAGTCTGCCATTCTCTCCTTCTTCAGCTATCCGCTTCAAGCCTGCTTCGCCAAGCAGATTGCTTGAGTAATTATCGTTAGCAATGTCTATTGCAGGCATCACACTTTCAAACACCTCGCTATGAGCTGAGCAACCTACTGGCAGCGCTTGCTCGAAGTCTTCTTTAGATATTGTTATCGTTGTCATTGCTATTGCTATTAGAATTAGTAACCTTCTTGGCATCTTTGTTCTCATCGAGAGTGGTGAGCTGTATCATTGGCACATCCACCGTCACCTTGTCGCTCCATCCGTTGTAGTGGAGTATCAGATGATATGGCTTGGTCAGTATGTCGTGGCATGGCTTCTCTATAGCCTGCTTCAGCGTGAAAAGCTCGCGCTTGTCGCTACCTGAATTGTTCATCTGACTCTTGCCTGGTGTGGCTCCCACCAGGTTAGGATGAATGCCGAAGGCGAAGCAGAGAGCATTCGAAGCTTCGCTCATATCGTCGCTCCAGTTACCGCCTTCCTTCTTGTTGGCATCGTTGAGTGGCACTATGCGCACCATTCTGTTCTCCTTGCCGTTTGGGTCTACATAGTATCCGCTAATCATAGCCTTGCCCGCGTTCTCGATACCTGTCACGAAGTCGATGATGTTCTGCTTCTCTTCCTCCTTGCGCTTTTTGCGTAGTGGCTCGTCTGATATTCCTTCGTTGTCGCAAACGTTGTCCCAATACTCTTCGTGCACTTCTATCTGTACTCGTGGAGCCGAAGTATTCTTAATCATATATCGTTTGCCGATACCGATTAATCGATAGATATCGAACCAGGCATCGCGGAATATCGAAGAGTAATATGGTACAGGGTACATCTGACAGCCTGGTGTTGCCATACGGCTCAATATAGCAAACTTGCGCTCCTTGGTAGGTTTGTTCTTGAGTCCTGTTTCCGGGTTTGGCAGTTTGCCCATACGCACCATCAGGTCGCCAAGCGGATTGAAATAGTCGAGCAATGGTATTACCTCAATCTTGCTTTCGTCAAAGAAACCGAGTCGCCAGTCGCCATAGAACACATGTTCCGACTTGCCTGAAGCTGTAGAACCTGCATATTCAAATCTGCAGTATGAGGCATCCTTGTTTCTTACCGTCACTATCTTAGTGCCATCCTTCGACAGGATGATAACTGTTACCGAGAAGAAGAAGAACTTGAAGTCGGTAACTTGCTCGAGGAACACCTCCTGTAGCGAGTTGTATAGACAGAAGTCGCGAATTTCTTTGTCGCTTACGTCTTTTCTTGTCTCTCTATCCACGAAGCGCACTCCCTGTCCATAGCACGACACGATGTTGAACTGCTGACATTGTGCCGTCACCATATTCTCCATCAGTTTCTTTCTCACCTCGTAGGGCAATTGGTCATTCCTGCCCCATTGCACATACTTATACTCTCGCTTCTTCACCACTATCGGCCTTACGCTCGATGCTCCTGGCTGATCATCATCATCGAAAACATTCATAGAGTCGCCACCATATTCTGAAGCTACAGAGTTGCCTTCCGACGACGAGCCTATTCCTGTAGGCACAATTCTATATTTGCGATAGCCGTCAGCATCTGCATGCGATGTAGGCTGCAGGGTATTTTTGTTTTTGCTCATAAGTATATTTTTTGATTGTTTATCTGTATGATGAATATCTGAGGAATGGTACGCAGCTCTCGATTCTTGGGATTTCTCAAGCGTATAAAACCTTGTCGCCATGCCACATGGTGCACAAGCCAGCCCTTGTAGTGAATAATGGCGCCTGTTTCGCCCTTGTAAGCGTATACGTCTACAAGGGCTCGATGCTGATATGCTTGGTCTATCTGGCGCAGCATCTCGGTGAAATGGATAGCTTTCATTCGAAGGTATTGTCAAAGGTGTTGTCGAATATTCTGCCTGCACGTTCCATATTCAGCACATTATGATTGCGCTGAGCATACTGGTATGAGAAGGTGAATCGAGGCAGCGATGTAGGCTTGTTGTCGTATTCCGACTTCGAGTCTGTTATTATCACCTCTTTGCCCACGTTCGGGTTGCCATTCTTGAAGGTTACTATATGCACGTTCATCGAACGGAATAGCTCGTCCACCCAGTTTGCCATGGTGAACGACAGTATGCCTGTGTCGGCTTTGAACACCCTGGTTTCGGTAATCGCATAGTTGCGTTGGGTTTTGCCTATATACGCTTGCTCGCGTTTGTACGATGGCGCTATGGTGTGGGTGCCAGTACAATAGATTAGCTCTTCCACTCCGAACGAGTTGTCGAATACCAGAACTGGAGCGCAGTCAGGCTCATCAAAATCGATTGTGAACCGGAACGTGCGCTTTCCAGCCTGGACATCATAACATAGCAACGTCTTGCCTGCCATGGCAAACTGCTCTGCCGACACATCGAGTGTGGTATAGCGGTCGTTGCCAGCAACAGGCAATATCGAGAAAGATTTATTAGTGCCATCGTCATAGTAGGCTGTCACCTCTGCCTTGTCGGTACCGATATAGTGTAGATATTCCAGCCGGTGAAGACTCGTCACCTTCTCGCCCTCGAGCAATGTCAGATAGTGAGTATCTATGAAGTCTTGAGCAGTAGTGTTGATATCCACCTCGCTATATATGATATCTGCCTCCATGCTTTTGGTAAACATGATGGTCTCGTTGTCGGCATCCTGTTCGGCAATCTGTATCTTCAGCTTCACCTTCAGGCGCTTCTTGGCATAAGGAGTGAGCAGACGGTCGAGTTCGGCAAGCGTAACCACACCTGCCAACGGATATAGATATTCCTGGTATACCTGTTCGTCGTCTACCGTCATCGTCACCATGGCGCGGTTGCCACCTATCGAGAATTCCACATCGGGAACATTCGATGATAAATAGGTGCCTGATATAGATTGAGTTATTGTTATCATCCTTTTATTCTTTTTAGGCAAAGATAGCTTATTCATTTAGCTGCATAAAATACACAAAAAAAGCAGCACTCTCACGAGCGCTGCTTCCCTTTGTGTGTATCCTAACTCTCACGAGCTTAATACTTACACCCCTAAAACTTAAGTGAATCATATTCACTAAACCAATGTTTATAAAAAATGTAAAATAAATGTTTCCTTCTTGTTATTCTATATGGCTATCGTAGTAGCGGTAAATCATCCATTTCAATCTACCGTCCTCTGTAGGTACGAGCGAATAGCCATGGTCTACCAGATATTTGCTCAACAGTCCTTTGCTGATGTCGTACATATCTGACAGGTCATCAATAATTTCTGTTGTCGACTTCGGCTCTGGTGCATTCTCCTGACCTGCGATATCTTTCCCAGGCAGCGGACTGCGCTTGTCGAAGTAAGCTTTGATATATTCGAGCTGTACCTTCTCTTCTTCTTCTTGTGTCATGATTCTATTGATTTTTTTAGATCTTGCAAATTCTTACTCATTCTCCTTAGATTAGAGGCTACATCCAGTCTATGTGCTGCCTCTTCGTTGCTCATTATGTCTGGCGAAACATCAAGATAGTCGTCCATAACGTCGTCCAGTAGTTGTATCTGCGCTTCCAATGTATCGATATCGAGCATTGGTCTCAGAAGATTAAGAGTCTGCTCGTTGAAATTATTATTGTTCTCCATTTTCTTTTCCTCCTTTATCTTTTTTGTTGTCGTTGTACAATGATTTAATAATCTCCATATCGCCACCATGGGCTTTGTACTGGCTAAACAGCAGTGCACGCTCATTCTCGAGCAACACGTTGTTGCGAGCGTGCTCACTCTTCAGATGAGCCATTTCGCGAATGTGGTCGTTGTAGGCTCTGCGCTTCTTGTTAGCGTAGAACTTGTCGTCCTGGTCGCAGACTTCTATTGCTTTCAAGTAAGCGTCCTTACTCTTCTTGCGGTCTGCAGCTACCATGGCTTGACCCTTCGATATTTCCTCCGTTAGCGAGATATATCTTTCATCTTCAAGCGTGCGAGCTCGAGCAAACGACTCGCGATTCTTATTCATTCGCTCGCAAATATCCAAGAGCTGAGCCTGTAGTTCCTGCAGAGTGAGGATATTGAATGTAGGCATATTGTTAGTTGGCATGGTTGTCCTCCTTTCCTTCGATGATGGTTACTTTCTTTTTGTTTTTGCTAATCCAATCTTCGGCAGCAACAATAGCAGGCAACATTACTTCTCTAAATTCCTTGCTCTCCATAATCAATGAAGCCATTATGCCAGCAAGAATGCCCTTATTGCCACCTGTACCAAAACATGAGATTTTGCCTTCGTTGTAGCCAAGGATGAGGAATCCACGCTTCTCGTTAGCGTCTTGCCACTTGCCGAGTTTCTCTACCACCTCGTCTAAACTTTCGAAGCCCGCCATTGTCTCTACCGCTTCTTCTTTGCTAACCTTCTCGGCTGTTACCTTAGGAACCTTGATTTTCATTTTTCGCCTCCTTTCTCGTCGCCTTTCTTAAAATCTTTACTATTGAAGCGGTAAACCACCCAGCCTGTGATGCCTGCAGAGGCAAAGGCCTGTAGAGGAGCAGTAGTAGCCAGGACGACCGTTGCCACCATAAGCAAGGGTACCACAAAACCTATCACGGCTACTGTCTGATTGTTCACTTCGAAGCCTGCCAATCGGCTATAGGCTTCGTTCTTTTTCAGCATAGCCTGCTGCACCTTCGCCTTAAGCTGGGCGCAGCTGGCTTTAATGCCTGAAAAGTTATCACTTGCAGCCTTGGCTGCACCATTCATGTCGAGTGCTCCTGGAGCACCAAACAAGGTAGTTTCGTTCTGGAAACTGATTGTTGTTTTTTGGTTTGTCAT